TTTTCTTTTCATATTCATATATAAATCCTCCGAATTAAATACATATTATATAGTAATTTATATATTCTGTCAATTAATATTATAAATAATAATTTTTCAATAAAGTTAGGGCTGTATTGCACATAACTACTTATATATGAATCTTTTGTTCGCATACACCCCAAATGGTCACGCATAGTGCCTGTCACCTAATTTCAATAGTATAATTAGATGATACAAGTACACAATATATAACTTAAGTAAAAGGAAATGGCACAATTTATTATATAATTTTACCTTTTTTAATTTTATTTATTTCGTTTTTCTTGAATTCTAAATTGCTTTTAACCTCTTTTCATTTCCCATAAAAAATGTTAAATTATATCAGGAGTATAAAAATGAGTGTAAGAGCGACAGAAAGACTTATAGGCGATGCGGTAGTAGTAACCGCCCTGGCTAAAAGCCCCCAAATGGTAGTCAAATCCATTAACGAAGAAACCAAAATTATAACGACATCTTGGTTTTCCAATGATAACGCCTTTCAAGAGGGCACATTTCCTGCAAGTGCGCTAGACAGGGTAGAAGTCAAAAAACCCGCAAAAGCAAACAAAGTGAGTAAAACAAGTAAAGCAAAATCCAAAAAATAAAGAATATATGGATAAACTACCCCCCGATTACTCCAAAATGTCCCCTGATGAGCTAATGGACGAATTAAAAGCCAAATTGTCATCAGTAATGGTCAACCTCAGTGAATATGAAAGGGTGATGAAACCGTCAAAAATTAAAAACAACCGCAGAAAAGAAGAATTATTAAAAAAAATGCCCGAAGTTGAAAAAGCGTTAGACCTTGCCTTTGAAAATCAGTATTTAATCCCCCCCGAACAGTTAGAAAAATTTTGGCAAGACCATGCCAATTTTCTTGTTATGAAAGACCTCTACGAAAAGGCAAAAAAAATAAAAGAAGATTTTGAAAAAAACTGCCCCGTAACCGCCGTCCTATATTCAACCGACAGCACCGCCACCAACGGCTAAATTATAAAAAATCTTTCCAATAATTTTAATTCTTTTTCTCTTTTTATAATACGCAAATGACCCCATGCCGCCGCAGCCCTACGGGCAGCGCTCGTACAACCGCCGTGCTTCGCACAGCGCCTCGCTCCTTATTCGCTCTTTAATGCAGATCGGCTCTTTTTATGTTTATCATTGTTTATCTTTTTATGATAAATTAGATTTTTCGCTTTCTGTAATTTAAGAGGCATTTTTTAAATAATCAAATTTAGCCGTAGTACATTGGTTCTTATTTATTTTTCCTTAGTGTAGCCAATGCAGGGCTTCGCCCCTGCCTTGCTCTTTAAGGATTGGTACTCAAAAAAATCGCTTGCCGTCATTTTTTTCTTTTCTTATATTTTCATTATGGGTGTTTTTGAAGAAGAATATTATCTCTTAAAACCTACTTCTATAGAAGATTACCCTTTAGTTGTTGAAGAATGTAAAAGACACCCTTTTTGTCATGTTAAGGGGCATTTTTATTGCGATACAGAACCAGATTGCCCTGCCTTAACCAATAAACTGGTAAAAATTAACGACCCTCTGCCTATATTCTTAGATTTCTTTACAGACCTTACAAAAAAAGAAGTCATTTATGCCGATTGTTATGTTAATTTTTCTCTTTTCCGTTTTTCATTCGTTATTTCCCCAAAGTTATATAACATCTTTAATAGCTTGAATATTGTTGGTATACAGCTTATCCCTGTAATTCTGTTTGAAGATAGCTACGTTAAATATGTCGATTTCTGGTATGTTCACATTTATAATATACTGCCTGTTCTGTCTTTTAAAAATTCTCGTTTTCAGGTAATTGACGATTTAATGCTCGACAATAATCTTTTACAGATTAAATTTAATTCAAAAAAAATGAAAACTATTCCTTTGAAAAACCGCCTTATATTCAGGTTTCCGTTAGACCGCAGTTATTTCATATTTCATGTTTCTATCGTTGAAAAAATATTGTCCGTTAATCCTATTGGTTTTAAATTTGTTAAAATCAGCGATATTAATTTACCCAACTCTAATAAATTATTTTTTTAATAATAACCGCAATCCCTGGTGTACCTGTCTAATTTAAACGCACCACATATAGCGTATCCATCTAGCAAAGATTATTAAGTTTAAAAATAAAAATTTATATGAGGGGGGAAGTCTCCCCCCTCGCTTCAAAGCCTTCGGCTTTTCCGCTCCACCCCTCTAGCGGGGGCACGCCCCCGCAACGCCCCAAGAAAGAAATAAGTAAAAATTGCTTACGCAATTTTTTCTATTTTTAGTCTTAATAAAAAAAGTCCAAACAACAGGTGGGGTATTTTGTTCTCATTGGTGGTGTGAGCGCGCCCCATGCAGGGGCGAGGGGCGCTACAGCCCACACCACCAAAACAAAATACCCCACCTGCCTTTGTTGGGTTTTTGTTAAAGGGCGCAGTTTCGGGTTTTAGCGTTCCTTCTTGCTGTTCGTATTAACAGCAATCCCCCGTTGTATTTCGGGGGCTATATCTTATTAAGGGGGTTGTACTATGCTGTACAACGGAAAAAAGCGGTACTATTCGCCGCAGCTATCAGAAAAGGCGTGTATAACAATACGCCGCCTCGCTTGGGCATTAAATTTGTCCATGCCTAAAGCCATTGACATCATCATAAATGAATTGTCATCGGCTTTTTCATCAGCGGTTGTTTGTCCGCAATGTAAGGACAAAACTAAATGCAGTGTTTGCGGTTTCTACCAGAAGCCGGCGGAAGAAAAAGAGGAAATTAAAAATGCAGCGTAAAAAACAACACAGCAGCTCCCCCGGCGTAAGCCGGGGGCTTCGCTCCATTCACTATCAAGTCTATGCCGAGTTCACATTAAAGCACGGCAAACCGCAGTTAGTAAACACATCGATTTTTTTAACAAAATCGGCTTGCACGTCATACCCATTATTTGAAAAAACGGTATTGAAACAATCCCGCATTTTTCCAACCTTGAAAACGGCAAATTCTTTCATTAGTTTTCTTTATGGGGTCTATCGGCACAGCCCCGCACAGCTTCCTTTAACTTATCCTAGATATGAAAAAAGCGGTCAGATACTTTTGTTATAGGAAAGAAAGCCGCCCGAAGTGAGGGAACTTCGGGGGGCTTATTTCGGATTTTATTCTTTAGTTTTCAGTACAACCATGTTATTTTTGGGACGAGTTACGAGGAAACCATCACGCTTGCGGAAGCGGAGAAATACCTCCCCATATTCAAGGCTCTCTGTCGTTTGATCAAACCTTTTCAATTCGATACCTTTACGGTTGCCGTGAATAATCCTTTTGGGGTTCATAAAAATAGCGATGATCTGATTTTCCCCGATGTCCGTAATTTGCGGAAGTATATTCACTTCGTGGTAAGGGTACAAATCAAGCCTGCCCGGCATGGCTTCCGTAGGACGCCGCCAAATCGGACGCCCCGTTGTATCCTCGATATTGGCTATGTGGTTTAACACCGTCTCATTAAGAAACCAAGCGCAATCCTTTCTTTCTTCGGCGGGTACTTTGTAAACAGCGTCTCGGAAATCCTTCCAAGTCAAATCCTCGACCGTATCCCCCTTTATAGTTACTTCCGTAACATCTTCGCACATCATAGCCCCTGTAAACGGATCATTGTCTGCTGTCAGACATTGCCTGTCAAATTCCTGACCGTAAGTTTCCGAGAATTCCTCATACAATAAAGTGCCGAGTTCAATGAAAATATCCTCTTCGTATTCGTCAAACCACGGAATAAATCCGGCGAGGGTGTACGCCTTCAATTCCACACGCTCCGCCCCTTGCGGTTTGCTGCTCTCTATCCTCTGTCCGTATGCGGTGAGCCATTTTAATTGCACGCCGCCCCTGTCTCTTTGGGGAAGAAAAATAGAGGGACCTGACATAGGGCGATGCCGGACAAGGTTCATCATTACGCTTTTTTTCGCCGCTTCCGTCATGATTTCCGATTCATAAATGGGATTGATAAGATATTGGTCATTCGTAGACATATCCCCCATCGGATCGCCGAGTGCTGCCTTTGCCGCCGTCCAGCCCTTTTCGCTCCAAAAAACATCTTTCGGATTAGTCCAGTTTTCATTCCTCGTGTTAGGTGTAAATGCCAATTCCGCAAGCGTTTTATTATTCCTTGTCCACGCCGCTACAATCCCTTTTCCGAGATTATAAAACAGTTCTCGGCGGGTTAATTCCTTCGGATACTTCGCCTGATTTTTCAAATTGTCCCGCAATTCCTTAATAGTCGCTTCCAACGCCAGAATTTGAGTTGTCTGCCCTGTAGTAACAGTTTCAAGCGTCTTTGCGATTTCTTCCAAAAGTATCTCCTTATCTTGAAGATACTCCGCCGCTTTCACAGGATCGGTAAATCCGATACTGTCGATTTTTTTCATGTTAGCCAATTTCTTTTTAATGGCTGCCAAAAGTTCGTCCATAATTTACTCTCCCTTAAAATTTATTTAATTAACCCGCCCCAAAAATTGGAGCAGTTTAATCCCTGTGTTTTTTCCGTTTTTTCGGCTTTACTTGACTGAGCAAGTGCAAACGGATTAGCCGGAACATTGCAAATCGAGAATTCAAGTAATTCTTGTTTCCTGAAAATAAGCGTTGTACCGTCTTTTGAAGTTTCTTTATCTGGTATTTCAATCTCAATAACACGGAAGCCGACCGAGCCTGCCCGAATAACACCCGCCTTTACCCTCTGCCCGATTGACCACCCGAAAGCGTCATATTCTTTGTCATTAAAAAAAACAACGCCGTGTAGTCCGTCCTCATCAATGGTTAAACTTTCAATTTTACCAATAGCGGGAATATCGTAACGGTGCGACCATTCAACAATGGGATTTTTTATAAAGTTCTTAAAATCCCAACCTTGCGGATCTATCCGTTCACTGTACCTGTCCAAGTCATAAGTAGATAATGTCCACGGGTAACCTTGCGCCGCTTCCTTGTCTGCCGTTAGGAGAAACGGCACAGGCGTTATAAGTTCCACATCTTCGGAAACCTTATGAATTCCCGCCCCTTCCTTTTTCAACCCGAGATAATCCAATAACATTAATGAATTATCAATTTTAAAGTCTCCACTCTTAATTCTTAAAATCATCTTTTTACTCTCCTTTTCAAATATTTTTTATCCGGCAAAGGGTTTATAAAATACTCTATTGGTCTAAATTTAAGTTCATTTAAATGTACAATGCCGAGATTTTGCGCTATTTGGTAAAGTTCAATACTATTACGGACATTAAGAGAAGTATTAATTTTTGTTTTTTGGTTCGCTACCGTCCCTCGGGAAATCGCCAATTCATTTGCAATTTCTTGGTCTTTATAACCACAGCAAATAAGCCTTATAACTTGGTTTTGTTTTTCAGATATTTGTTTTACAGGGTCGGGTTTATCATCTATCATTGCAAGTCTTTCCAAAACCGCCGGAGAAATATAATCCTTGCCATTTGCAATATTATTTAATCCTTTATAAAATTGCTCATAACCTTCAAAAAAATTAATATAAGAATTAATGCCGTTAATAATAAAATACATTGCTAAATCAACTGGATAATTGCCAATGCTGACAGCAGCCATATATATTTTAGGAAATCTTTTATGAAGCTTCCCCATAAGATAAGGAGTAGAACAGGAATAAAAATCCGCACTCATAATAATTTTTTCAGGTCTTAATTCCCTAATTAAAAAAAACAAAGCGTCTTTTTCCAAATCGGTAACAGTAACTTGACAGAACCCTAAATCCTCAAGGCGTTTCTTGAAATAGGCGTGGTTATTAACAGAGCGACTGACTAACAGCGTTCCACCCGCCACTATTCCGCCCCCTCGCTTTCGTTAGAATTTCCTTTTCCGTTAGTTGCAACAAAATTCTTTGGTCTATACCAAGTATCCCCCCACGGCTTAGGTTTTTTCCCTCTCTCTTTTAACACGTCATTAATTGTTTTTAGTCCGGCATTTATTTCCGCAATATCTCTCCGGCTTTGTTGGTCTTCGTTTTCTTGCAATTCCGGCACGTCCCAAAGGTCAAAAACTCCTTTTTCTTTTAAGCTAAAACGGATAAAAAATTGAGTCTCTAAAATATTTTCAAATTGCCGTAACGTAGGAATTAAAGTAAATTTCCAAAATGCGCTATGCTGTTCGGAAGTGTCTTTGCCGGATAAAGCGGTCGTCTTATCATTAATGTTTGCCACTCGTGGTGGAATTCCGTATTTCGCCAATATCGTGTAAAGGTTCCATTTTTTTAATTCGTAAAGTTTTACAACGTCAGGGCTGAAAGTAACAGGTTTAAACTCCGTACCCTTGCCAAGCACGGCAATTTTGCGCCCGCCTTTAGTATTTCCGTACTTGCTCTCCCAACGCCTTTCAAGTTGGTCTGCTTCCTCTGGTCGTAATGTTTGTTCGGTTTTTAATATTCCCTGTGGAACAGCATTATTTTTTAATAAAATTGAATTTGATTTATTCGCATAATAATCTTGCTCCAATTCCAATGACAGCGACAAAAGCGGACTAACGCCACGGACAGGATTATAAGGGTTCCAATCCCGAAAGTGTACTAATTCATCGGAAAGAATAGGAATTATTTCTGCGCCGGAATGATAAAACCATCTTCGGGGTTTATTTTTATAATTAATTTCTATCCCGCTGAATAATTCACCTTCGTGGTGCATTTTTCGGGGATCAAGTATAAATAATTCTTTAGGAAGCCCGCCGCCGTATTCCTCGCCGAACCAAATAAACGCTTCGCCTTCCAGAAACCACCAAGCGGCAAGTTCTTTCCAAAAGTCAAACTTACTTAGTGAGGAATTAGGTCTGTTAAATAAGTCATAAACCTGACCGTGCGTGACATCATCTCCCCCCCTCTTAATCGTAAAGTCGGCTCGGGCAATATTGCGAATAAGAATTTGTATCGCAATGTTTACCCATGCGTGGAGATAATAACTAATTAACGGCTTATCAGTATATAAATTAAGAAAATCACTGTCCCAAGTCAAGGAATTTTCAAAGCTGTTATCAGAAATAAATCCTTTTGTTTTACCCACCTGTTGGCTGTCAGATTTCCGCTTGTAGTTAAATATTCTGCTGAATATGTTCATGACAGGATCACTCCCTGTTGAATGTCGGAAAATATCGCATAACGCAAGGCGTCCAAATAGTGGTCATTAACCTTTACTATTTCCCCCGCTTCATCACGGCAATAGTCCCAAATTTCGGAAAGTACGCCGGTACATTTTTCGCTTACAAAAAATTGTTTGCGCTCGATTTTTGCGTTAATGAAGTCAATCCCGCTGTCCACTGAATTATTAGCCTTAGTCCCCCCCGTTATTTCCTGTATTCTTTCGCCTCCGGCAGGATCGCAGTAAGTCGGAAAAATATCGCCTTCAAATAATCCCCTTGCATGGAGTTCCTCATTAAAACTTTTGCTGGTCATGTTAAACGAGCCGTAATCATTAAGTACGTAAATCACGTCTCCAAGCCAAGCTATTTTTACAAAAGTAATATTCAAGCCGAAATCCTGTCCGGCGGCATAACTGTCAAATCTTTCAGGCAGTTCGGAAACTTTTAATATCATCGTCTCGTCAAACTTTTCAAAAATAACGCCTTCAGCCTTAACCCAAGCCCCATCACGAAAGCGGGCTTTTTGTTTTTCGGGCAGCACGTCCAGAATGTCTGAAATATAATCATCGGGCAGGTTCTCCCTGTTGTCTTCAGGGTTTAATAACATCGTTTGATATAGTTCCGCCCTCTCCAACGGCTCCCCTGTAAGAAACTGTCTTTTAAGCACAAAAACCTTATACGCCCAATGCAAAGGGCTGCCCGGATTGCAGTCATATAAAAATAAGTTCCTACAGCCTTTAACTTTCATTGCAAGCCTTGAATAAGCCGTAGTAACAGCCGCATAACTCAACTGTGAAATTTCGTTAAAGTAGATAGTCGCATATTCATGACCAAGTATTTTGTCCGCTTGCTCTTTATCGCCCAAGCCGCCTATCCAAATTTCCGAGCCGTTATAAAGGGTAATCATGCTTTCATGCGAAAGGTAATAATAATTATTTTTGCCTATGGTATTATCAAGCCACGGTATCAGCGTTTCACGTAACACCGATGAACGAGCGTCCTTAGCTCTGTAACGGCAAATCAAATGACGGCTTCCGGCGTAAAGCATAGCCCTGAAAATTATCGCCATAACATGAACGGTAGTTTTGCCGGAACGTGAACCGCCGTAAAGCAGTATATGTTTTGCGCCGCTTTTCAAAAGCGCAAGAGCTTTACGCTGCACATTAGTTGGCTTAAAGACCACCGAAGTTCCCATACTTCCTTTACCGCCTATAAACCCTGAAAGTCAGAAACAAAGTTAAATTCGCCTTGTTTCTGTTCGGGCTTGCCGTTGGAAGTAACCAACCCCGCCGCTTCCCTTTCCGCTTTAATCGCCGTTTGCACCCATTCGGTAATAGCGCCATGCGTTAAATCAGCAGGGTTCATAGTGTCTAATTTTTGCTTGACCACATCAAGCATTTTTCCCGTAACTTCTCGGTGTTTTTCCCCTTGCGCCTCAATGGTCTTTCTAAGTTCCGCTTGTTTTAATTTTTCAACGTATTTGTCGTAATCAGCCGACCTTTCCTTCCAACGGTATTGAACAGCCCAATTCCGCCAGACACGGTAACGTTTAAAACGCACAGCCTCATCACCCTCTGTGCTTTCAACCGCTTTTTTAATATTCCTGTCAGCCCCCATATCGCGGTAAACGCAAAACGCCGAATAAGCCGCGCCGGACTCCCCTGTTAAACGTTCCCAACTTTCAAAAGGCAACAACTCCGCCTTAGCTTCCTCAATAACTTTGTCTAAGTCGTTCATTCATTTCCCCCCCCATTTCCCAAACCGCAACCAGATAGTTTTTTAAATCCGCAATTAATTAAAAATAGGCTTCCCATGTTCGGAAATAAACGTGAGCTTTGTACAATTTTGGGGGGTAATAAAAAAAGGCTTCCGGCAGCCGGAAGCCTCTCAAAAAGGGGATATGAACCGAAAAATCTAATTAAGAAACCGTATTTTGCTTAGGTTCTTTTTCCCTCACCTGTTCAGTTTTGGTATAAGAAACCTCAAAAACCCTGCCATTATGAATTTTCACAGACAAAGAAACAGCCCCATACTGCAAACCTGCGGAATAATTTATTAACTGTTCAACAACCGCCTCCGCTTTTTCTTTATTCATTCCCCCCCCTTCTTGCCCTTTTCTGTTTGTTCAACAAGCCATTTATCCAGAAGATCACGCCTATACATAACTCTATGCCTGATTTTTGTTTTCGGGATATTTAACCTGTCAAGCGTAGTCAGACAAATCCCCAAAAAAGCCGCCGCTTTTTTCCGACTAAGAATTTCAATGTTTGTTAAAGTTTTATTCATACAAAAAAATTACTTTTCAAATATTCAAAAATAAACGTGAGCTTTGTATAAATTTAAGCCCCCTTGTTATCGGGGGCTTTTT